TACCAGTCGCCAAGCCCTTATAGGAATCAGGGAGCTGGTAAAGATTTCCATTCGTATTCCATCCGACGTAGGAAGCAAAGCCAACGGCTGTGGCTTCGTTGTTTACATAGAACAAGCAGCGCAGGGTGTTGGAAGGCTTGTAGTAATTCTTGATGCCGGCCTTGATGTTGATGTTTCCGGCGGTGTATTCTTCGATGGTTTGATTGGGCAGGAAGCCGACGAACTGCTGACCTTGGGTGGCACCATTGTTGGCCACCTTGGGCGTCCAGAGTGCGCGGTTAGGATTCAGACCTGCATCAGGCTCCCATCCAGCGGCAGGAGGGAATCCTGCAAGAGGTTCGGCATTCGCACCGCCTAGGGGGGGGAGGCCGGTGGGACTGTTTACGACGAGGAAGTTAGGGTGATGCTCGATAGGCTCGGATGCCGTCGAGCCAGACATGACCACCTGCGTGATCGTCTTCGTGCCGCTGTTTACGTTAGGGTCGATGCCGCAGAAGTCGGCGGTCACCGTCAACACATTGCCCTTATCGTAGACCATGTTCGCCTTCCAGATTTTCATCTGCTGGAAGTTGCTCGGCGCGCTGGACACCAGGCTTCCGAGCGTGGTTCCCTTGGCGAAGACGCTCGTGAAACTGTTCATCTCACTATTGTCCCACTTGAACTTAATCTGGGCCTGGAGAAGGCCGAAGCCGTCGGCCTCGACCTGCCAGCCCGGTTGGGCTACCGGGGGGATTAGGCTATCGCCGTAAGGGATGAGGGAGGTGGAGGACATTATCGTGAAAGTTCGTCAGGTGTGCGAGGAGGGGCTTCGTCTCTAGGACGAGTATGTTCTGCGGTGGCCTCGGTGGCCGTTGCAATCCGTTCAAGGGGGGTGAAGGCTACGGCTCCGAAGATGTCGCCGCCGCCCATCTGCTGCATCTGGGACGCCGCGCCGGCTTCGGACATACCGAAGGGGGAAAGAATCTTGCCGTTTCCCTTGAGCTGCTTGCGAATTTCTTTTTCTGCTTTTTCACGATCTTCTGGATCGAATCCTTTAAGGACGTACTTTATGATTTCTTCGTCGGTCATGTGCTTGGGAGCATTTTCCATCCTGCGCTTTACCTTGTCCTCAACGGATTCAAAAGGATTCCAGAAACCTAGAGTGAAAATATTTTTCATATCAGACATCCAGCCTTCGGTTTGTTCTACAAAGCCGCCGAACATATTAATCATAATATTGACAGCACTTCTGCCCCAATTTTCAAGGTCATTCAAAAGCCTTCCCAAGGCCGATGTTGCACCGGTGTCTGCTTTTACATATGTATCGGCAGCGTCCTTAATGGCCCTAGACCCAGCCTTGATGATCGGTAGAAGTTCCTTGAACGAGTCGCCGAACATCTTTGTGCCGTAGTAAAGCAGCGTGGCTTCGTCCGTGCCGGCGGCGTAGGCGTCGGCCAGCATCTGCATGGCCTTCTGGTGATTGAAAGTTCCGTTGGCCACCTCGTCCATGCCAACGCCCATCTTGGCTAGGATGTTGGTCAGCTCGCCGCCTTTGATGCGAGTCTCGCCCATGCGGCGCGTGAACTCGACCGACGCATTTACCATAGTTTGTAGTCCTACTCCGAAAGCCTTACCGATGGCTTCAAGATTACGAACATCTTCAATTGAAATGCCTGTCTTGAGCGATGCCAACCTGATTGATTGTGCGTATTCAGCCAACTCCTTGACCTTGGCTGTAACACTTGAAATCATTGCACCAAAGGCGTCGAAGAAAGCACCAATCACGCCGCCAATAGGGCCACCGAGAAGGCTTCCGATGCCCATGCCCGTGCCGAGTTGGTTGGCCGTCGCCTGAAAAGGATTAACACCGCCCTTCACAGAACCTGCAAGTCCACCTAGTTTCTTGCCGGCGTTGGCAAGACCCTTCTCCAGCTCTTCCATATTTAGACCGATTGTCAGATCAAGGTTGGCCATCGTCGTTAGGGTAGGTTGTTCGCCTTTTTGTAGGCTTCAATACGGGCGTCGAAATTCTCTAAATCTTTTTCCTGCTCCGTGGAAATGATATCAATCTTGGCCCCGTTGTAGATTGCGCTGGCGACGGACATCCAGACGGCCTCGCCCTCCGGCATCGTCCAAGCCTCCTCCAGGCTGACGCCGTTGCGGCACAGGTTGGACACGCAGGACAGGGGGAAAGGAATGTCCTCGTACTTCTTGCCGTTACCCTTGTCTTCCTTCTTCCAGAACTTGGGGTAGGACAGGGAGACCTTGATGCAGCCAAGGATCGTACCCACGCAGCGCGAGTAGTACTTCTTGCTCATGGCCATCCGAGCGATGTAGAGTTTCTCGATAAAGGACAAGGGACGGGCCATCTCCTCTTTGTCGTAGGTCGACAGAATCCGCGCCGCCATGACGACTTGCACGGGATTGAACTGGTGCTTCTCCGGGTCTAGAAACGGAGACTCGATGGCCTCCAGAGCGACCCGGTGGCGAAGGCAGAAAGGACGAAGCGTCCTGCCGCACACCTTATCTTGGCGGGGCAGGACGGTCGTAGCCTGTAGGTATCGAGCATCCATCTTGGATGCCGCCCTATTAGGCGATCTGCTGGTACTTGACGCCCTTGATGGTGACCTTGCGGAAGTCCTTGTTCGTACCCTTGTCCTCAAGGGACTTCAGAATCCATTGGATGCCGAGGTAGGTGAACTGGGTGCCGATTTCCGGGGTCTCGCCGGTCTTCAGGACGCCGTCGAGGGTGATTTCCTGATAAAGATCGTCCAGGCGGTCGGTGATCACACGGCCTTCTTCGTCCATGACTTCGACGTCGATCTTGAAGCTCTGGGAGAGGGAGTCGGACTGGAGGGTCGCATAGGTGACCGTGCCGTAAAGTCCGTAAAAGTGGGCTACTCCGTAATCAATCGAAGACATGGTCGTATGCGTTTAGCCAAGTGTCAAGGGGACGGAGGCATGACGCCCCAGACGGTGTATTCCAGCACGTTTCCGTAGCGTCGCTGGCTCATGCCTTCCTCGTCATTCTCAATCCACAGGTCGTACAACTGGCCGTCGGTGGAGGGGTTCCAGAGGGATTGCAAGGCCGGCACGTCGCGCATGGCCCCGATGACCTCCACGACCCTAGCCCGGTGGACTTCCAGCGTCTCGTCGTCGGCGGACGAGTAGATGTAGAGTTTCAGGGTCGCCTTGTAGTTGCCTAGGGTCTGGGAGCCAAGGTCATCAATGTTGCTGCTGGACTCGGCGTGGGCGATGATGATCGGGATGACCCGGATGTCGTCGGTCACGCCCTTATGCACGGCGATGCCTGGGAACAGCGGCGCGAGGTAATCGGCCACCCTCGTTTCGAGGACGGTGCGGAAACTGAAGAAGGGAGGGGTTGGCATTAGGGTGTATTGGTAAGTGTGAAGCCTTTTAGGCGGTTGATTACGTCTATCAACTTGCCGTGATTGCGCGGGGCTTGCAAATGCTTGACGATGGCCACCCGCATGGCGAAGGCCCGGTGGTTCATAGCCATCCGCATGAAGTGGTAGCCTTGGCTGTAGTTACGACCAACGGTCGAGCCGAGCTTGATGGTAGGGTGGGCCGTACCAAGGCGCGGCACATAAATAGAGGTCCCCGCACCTTGGTTCATAATCCAAGCGGAAGTAGGCATCCTGCCGAGTTTCAGGCCGGCGTAGTACCAGCCGGACTTGAGTTTTCCGACGCGCTGCTGCACCCGCTTGATGTAGGACTCGACGGGCTTCCAGTCGTCGACGTAGAACTTCTCCGAATCACGCATCTTTGAAACCTTGTAGGAAGGCTTCCCACGCAGGCTTTCATGGATGTTTTTAATCCTGCCTTCAGTAGTTCCAAGAAGGAACTTGGCGTTCGATGCGGCCTTGTTTCCCATGATTCTAGTAAAATAATCAAGCTCACCTTGGCCGATGATGCCGCCTCGGTCTTTGATCATCTGAAAGACATAGCCGGGGTCGGACACCTGCGGCAGTTTCATCTTGGCCCTAGCCCAGGCCGAGAAGACACCGATATGATTACGAGCCGCAACTGAAGCAGCGGAGGCAAAGTGCAAAGGGGAAAAAATCTTACGGACGTCACGGCTGACGGCGTCCCTTCCCTTGTTGCGAGCCTTGTTGCCAAAACCTCCGTCACCACCGCTTGTAATTGACGGCTGTGAGCCGGAGAACGGGGGCGTGAAGTCGCACATATCCTTGGCGAACAACCGCGCCTGCTGCTTCACGATTTCCTCTGAAGTCTTACGCATGACCAAGGCGTAAATGGCCAGATGCTTGGCCATCTGGGTATAGTCGACCTTGATGCCCTTGGCGACTGTGACCACTTGGGCCATTACTGAACCTTGGTCTGAACCTTGACGATGACCCAGGCGGAGGGGGTGCGGTCCGTCACGGTCATAATGCGGAACTCCTGACCCCCATAGGCCACCACATTCCCGAAGGCGATCAGACCCGGGTGGGCGGCGGCGTCCGTCCGCAGGAACTTCATGTCGAACGAGGTCTGGTTCATAAAGCCCCCCGTTTCCAAGTCCTGCATGATGGCCGGCTGCGACATCAGCGCGTTTAAGGCTACTGGCGTCCCGCCTGGGACGTTTTTAACGGTCACGGCCTTAGGGATCTCGGAAAGGATTTCCGAGGCGTCTACAGCCCATTCGTCCGTGATTCCCGACATGGGTTTAGCCCATTGTCAAAATAAGAAACCCTCCCCCCGTGGCGCGGGGAGAGGGCTTCGCATTGTCGCTTTGGGGGATTTTAAACTCCCCCGAAAGGTTACGAGCTGAACTTGATGCGCTGGAGGGCGTTGGGGTTACCAACAGCCGAACCGACGAGCCAGAGGGCAGACATATTGTGCTGACCGGCCTGCCAGTTGTACCAGTAGCGGAGAGCGAAGGAGAACTTGCTGTCCGGGTCTTGGACGACCATCTGTTCGCCACCGCCCGTGGTCGGGGTAGCAGGAACACGGGTCACGATGACGAGACCTTCCTTGCAGGAGGCCACGCCGTTGAGACCTTCGGTGAAGGCGGTGCCGGAGGTCGGGAAACCGTTGTACTCGGAGACGCTGAAACCGTGGAGGTTCTTGCTGATCGAGTTGTTCTGGATGACGTCGCTGTTACCGTAGGAGAACGTCTGGGCGACAGAGGCATCCTGAACGAGCTGGCCCATAGCGTCGGGGCTAAGGAGCAACTTA